CGGCTACGGCGACGGCTCCGGCTACGGCGACGGCTACGGCGACGGCTACGGCTCCGGCGACGGCTACGGCTACGGCTCCGGCTACGGCGACGGCGACGGCTCCGGCTACGGCGACGGCTCCGGCTCCGGCTACGGCTACGGCGACGGCTCCGGCTACGGCTCCGGCTACGGCGACGGCTCCGGCTACGGCGACGGCTACGGCGACGGCTACGGCTCCGGCGACGGCTACGGCTACGGCTCCGGCTACGGCGACGGCGACGGCTCCGGCTACGGCGACGGCGACGGCTCCGTCTACGGCGACGGCTCCTATTGGCAGTCCTGCATTGCCTACTTTGCCGAGAAATGGAACACCGAGCAGAAGAAGCGCCTTGCCGAACTGCAAGGCGCAGGCGCAAAAATTTGTTTCTGGCGATCCAGTAATAGCGGTCATGCATCGAATGGCGGCAAGAAGATCGAAGTCGCCGCCCCCGGTGTTGTCCATAAGGAAAACGGCCCGCTTAATCTCTGCAATGCTGGTACACTTCACGCCACACTCATTCCGCCAAAGTGGAAAGGCGAGCGTTGGTGGATTGTCGCCCTTATCGGTGAGGTCGTGGGTGATGACGAAAAGTACGGTGCACTTGAGCGTGAAATAATTGGTGAAGCAGTTTGAAGGAAAAGGCCGGCACGGCTACAAAGCCGCATATCCCCTATTGATAATGCGAGCGCCAGAAATATTTCTGATGTGCAGCCTCGATAGTCCGCCACCAGAATTGTAATCCCTAAGCAATGCTTCATTCGGTCCGGTCATGCGTTCCACCAGCGCGACATGGTGTGACCAAACGGCAATCATCCTATTTCCCTTGTAGTATCGCGGCCAATTGGCGGCCAGATTGAGCCGAATATCATTAATTCCAAGGTATAGGCGAGCGCCACATCCGCAATAACGAACAGGGCAACCGGCAGGACGGCCACCGATAATGGTGCCAGAATCATAAGACGCTGAAACTCGAATATGGTGTTTCCGGTTATTTGCATCAGCCGTTCCGGTCATTATGGCAATCAGTACGATTGCGCCCATGAAACGCATCATGATCGTATCCTTTGCTGGTTGTCAGGGAAGTTCCTTGCCTTCGGTAAAGTGAATATGATCCCAAATTCTTAATCGTTCGCCATGTTGGCTTATTTTTTCTTCGTTATCTCGCTGTCTATTTTGTATCGTATTAACTCGCTCTGTCAGCCCCTTGAATGATTCTTCGTATAGCTTGGTCCACGTCGCTATGCGAGTATCAATATTTCCAACCGTTATTGACATTCTCCATAGCCCGATGACACCAGCGGCTATCAGAGCGGCGACTATGCCCAATATCCACTGGTCATTCACAATTCACCTAATCGGAAATGATTTTGTTATGTCGCGGAATCATCTTCCGCCTCGGCTGCGGCAGCAGCCGCATCAAAATCAGCATCAGTCTGAGCATCAAATGCCTTGAGAGATGTTAATTGATCCGCAGTCGTAGCAGGATTTGCGGAGAGTGTAGTGATGATATTCTTGATAGATGGAACAACGGCCTTTTCCTCGGCAATTGCCAACGGAATTAGATTTTCAAGCATTGATATGATTTGGCCAATAACAGAAACTTCGGAGGTTAGTGACGAGATGCTTGCCAAACTGGCCAGGATGGTTGTGAGAATTTCCATGATCGCTCCTTATGATTTTACTTGGATGCCGTATTGGGTGAAGATCGCCAGCAATGTTTTACCGGCAGCTACCATGGCGTCGTAGAGGCCCTGGTTGCCCAGTTGTCCTGGGTGCGAGGCTAGAAAATCCTCTGCATTATTACGCGCCAATCGCGCCGATCTCACAGCAGGAATGATCGCCTTTGTCGCCGTTACATTCCGGCAAATCGGACCGTTACTGCCGTTGCACTTCGGCTGGCGAAGATAGACTGTTGCAGTGGCTTCCAGGGCATCGAAAGAATAACCTCCGACGATTACGGCGGTGGGATTGACAGAAGCGCCAGTCAGAGCGTTCCAGTCATTTGTGAGTTGGGTACAGCCGGTAACGCTGGTTGCGATAAGGATAGCAATTATGATTTTTCGCATGGTGGTTTCCTTGGTTAATCTGCCTTTGCGATGGTGCTGACGGCAACTTCCGCTCCTGGCTTAATCTCGATTTTGTCCAGCGTCGGATCAACGGCAAGAGCGGCAACCGTTTTGTTGGCCTGTGCATTGATCTGGATTGGTTCTATCCCCGGCATTGCCGCCACGTCGCGAACCTGCGCACCTTGTCCGGTCAAAATAGTTGAGATGCCGGATACCATCGAAACCATTAAGCCGGCGGCACTGACGACATATTTTGTCACGGTTGGCCCGAACAAATCATTGAGTTGTCCGGTGGATGCCACCAGCACACCAAGAATTACCAGAATAATTGAAAATATCTGAGCCGTTGTAAGATTTTTCAATTTGCACTCCTATGAAACCCATTCTTGGGCTAGTTGCGTTCCGGCATAGTAGTTAAAATCTATTGCACCGTCAGTCCCAGGAAGCCGACCTGATTCGCTATACTGCCATAACCATGGTTTAGACCATGATGCCTGCACATGCGCTGTTGGGCCATATTGAGCCAACCAAAGTCGGTGCGAGCCGAGATAACTATCGATATTAGCCCCAAGTAAATCTTTTACCCGATTTCCAGAGTAAAGGATAGCCTTCCTACCCGTCGCGGCCTCTATCTGTTGTAGCCAAAGTCGAGCCTGATCGAGTGACATTTGGCTATGAGGATTGTCCTCAAAATCCAACGCCATCAATGTAGAATTATCCAATTCGGCGTGAGATAGAAATTCCTTGACCTGTGCCGAGACTGACTCTCCGGTGTTGAATGAATATGCTCCCCACAACAATCCGGCATCGGTCACTAACTTGCGGCGTGTTGCGTACATCGGATCGGCATATCCTGCACCTTGCGTGCATTTGTGAATAATGCCTAGAACACCAGCCGATTTAAGCTCGGCAAAATCGTGGATTGCGTTGCCGTGGTAGATATCAATTACATTTGAGGTGAGCAATGTTTCCCCCATCTGTTTTCTTTATTTCTCGGATCAAATAGAGCATAAATTATTATAGGTGTGTCTGTATGATACACATGATCGTTGTAATCATCATAGGCGTGCAAGAATAATCCCTCAAACCCTTCGATAAAATGTCTGCCGTTATCGCTGGTTTTCATAGCCCATGCCCCGGTCGCACAAGGAAAGCGATATAGCTGCATACCGCCATGGGCGGTATGATACAGATCAAAATGCCTAGCAGAATATCGAGCATCCGTATTTCCCAGTTAGTCGGTCAATATCATTATTGTTGCACGAACTGTAAACGTGGAAAGAGACACGTTTGTAACGGGAGTGCCTACTTGATTAGAAGTGAAGGTAAGCAGCGTGGGAGAATAATTGGTGGCTTGAATATATAATAAAGGTACGGCACTCGTTTGATAGCCGGTCAGCGTTGAAATAGTGCTGTTGCCTACTGATGTCGTTTGATTGCACGGCAAGCTGCCCAAAGCAGCAGAGGTGCCGCTCGCGGTCGTTGGATACGTTACGTCTAGCGTGACATAACATAGTTTACCAACCACATAGTATCTTGAGGCATTGTTTGTAATTGAAAGGCTTGCGCCGCTCGCATCCGTTGGTGTCCATGATGTTGGCCCAGTCCCAATAGGTCCAACGGTGAAAGGCGCTCCCGTTGTCGCCTGTTTCACAAAACCTGATGTGGCGGTGAAATCGGTAACGCCAACCGGCCAAAGCAGCGAACTCAAAGTAGCCGAGTATCCCGGTCGAATTGGTCCCAATGCGCAACTAAACCAATTATCTTGAACTATATTACCTATGATGTTTGAGCCATTATTAAATTCAGAATAACAATATTGTTGTGTGCCGCCGCCTTGGTCATAAATAACATTTCCGCTGATTAGGTTGTTTGATCCTCGTAACCCATCTTGATTGCCCCCCCAAGCCGCTATTATTCCATCGTGGCTTTGCGTAGCGCCGGTCGTCAAAAGACCGTTGCCAAAAATGACATTGTTGCTGATTGTGGAGTGTTCTGAAAATACCGATATTCCTAACCCGTCATTGTTGGCAATTATATTGCCGCTTACAATACTATTGCACCCAAGCAGCTCGCCTCCCCCTGATACGGTGGAGTTATTGTCAAGTCCCCTGCCTCCAGTAAAAACATTGTCGCTTATTATATAAGAGAGACAGGCTGGAGAACCGGCGATAGTATCATTAGTGCCAAAACCAGTTCCAAATCTATACGACGCAACCGCGTTGCTTAAAACTCGAATTTGATCGCCCTGTAAAAAAAGACCTGATCCTGTGACTGAATTATTTTCAAATAGAATATTGCTTGATAGTGATATAGAAGAAGCAACGACAAATGCCTGATTAGGCATTGTCTCAAAAGAAATATTATCCCCGCTACCAACGCCAGCTCCAGTAACAGCAGCGGTAAGAACGACTGTCGTAGAAGTTACCGATTGAACAGTTGCACCAGCCGGAATCGCTATATTAGCCCCGGTCGTTCGGTCGTAAACATCCATACCGGGGACAATCCACGACGGTACAGAAGCAAAGTGAAGGGTAGAATTACCCGCAGCAGTAGTTCCGTTGGTGAGAACGGCTGGCGGATTAAATGAAATACTACCGTTTTTGAACGATCCGTTTCTAGAACTCTCGAAAGCGACGCCGTACTGAACCATGTTGGTGACAGCAACATGGTCAAATGTAAAACTCGACGATATGATGACGTAAATACCGTATAAGCAAGAAAAATTGTTATTAATATCGACCGTTAAATCACTTATAGAAACGTTGTTTAACGTATCGAATTTCATTACTGTGGATGCGGTACAAGTAGCGTCGGCGAGCATCTTAAGAGTGGTGGCGCCTTCGCCTGCACCTCTAATAGATACGTTTACGCCAGTATCTGTAATTGTTGCGTCGAGCAGGCACGTTCCGGTCGGAAGCTGAATGATAGCACCGGGATTGGAAGATATTATAGAATTAAGCGCCGCAGATACATGGGTCACTCCGTCGCATTTAATATTTGCAATGATGACTGGTGCCGTAATCTGAGCAATCGTAAATCCGCAGTCGTACAGAACTCCGGCGGTATTTTGAAAGCAGGATATGTCGTTGGTCGTAAATGGCCCTGTTACTGTTGCTAGTACGGCGGTCGTTCCGTTAAGAACGAACTGCAAAGGTTGCGCTGCTGCCCCGCCGTGGTTCTGCAATACAACTTGCGCCGGCCCGGAAGTAGATACTTGCAAACAGAGAGAATTATAAGGTCCGGTAGTCGCCGCACTGTTTACACAAAAAGCTCCGGCTCCGTCATGTACTATTCCAAAAGTGGTCAGAAAAGGAACAGCCGCCGTTCCGCAATCTTGGATTACTCCTGTCGTTGTCCAGCACGAAGCATGAGTGGGGGTTATGGACCCGGATTGCTTGACAGGTGCTTGCGCCTGAGCGGCAAAAGAAAAAGCTGTCAGAAACAAGACTATAAGTTTTTTCATATTGTCGCCAGTACGATACCGCAAAGGTAAATGTCGGCGGTACAAGGAGCGCCTTGCGCCGTAGTCAACGATAGGTAAATGGAATTAACCGTCAGAATGTTTGGCGTGAATGCCGTGCCACCACCATAACTGGTCAGGGTAGGATTGATTAGTTTTGTCGAGTCGGTCAAAGCCGAGTACACTTGCGTGTTGGCGACGATCGACGTGCCGCCTTTGCTGACGGTTGTGTAGAACCCACCAACTGCGGTTGTCAGTGAGATGTTGGCGTTGGTTACGATGATGCGAGTTAGTTGAAACTTGGATATATTGTTCGGGATAGCGATTTGCTGGTCGTTGGTCGTATTCATGTTGGCGCTGATTAATTGCGCTAGTACCGTTTCGGAAGTACCGAAAAACGGGCCGCCATCTTGTACGGTGCCGTCTGTCGTCCAAACGACAAAGTGGCCGGGGGTGACGGACCCGCTTTGAACAATTCCCACGCTATTTTCTCCGCACGATTACGTTCAATGCAATGACGAAAATCGCGTATCCGCCAAGCCCTACGAGCTGGTAAACAGTGGGTTGAAATGGAACAATAGCGAGGCAAAGCCAGAAAACAGTGGCAACTGTTAAAAGAGAGAAGCAGTCGCCAATAGCGATGGCGGCTCGTTGCGACAGCGATTTTAGATTGAGAAGTTTGTCGAGAACCAATTCAGCAAAAGCAGAGGGGTCAGGCGTCTTTTCTTGATTGTCGTCCTCGACGATCTCGAATTTCGGGGCTGCCATTCACAGGCTCCTGTAGGCTCTTGCTAAAATGCTCGAACGACGGTGTATCTTCATTGCCATCATCCGATTGTCCCCGATTTTTCTCAAGTGCTGTATATAGCGCAGTCAAGGCTTTCAAAGCATCGGTAGAATCCTGTAGCGGCGTTTCTGTTTTTTGCGCCTTTTCAGCAACGGACGCTGCCAGATCGTCGAGGTTAGAACGGAGTGTCATTGATAAGCGCCCCGCATTTGCTGCTCGCCAAGTTCTCCAATCCCTGCGCCAATTGACCCGCCTCTATTCATGGCCTGACGAATTAACGCTCTAATGGCTTCTTTTTCTTTCGGGGCACCTTCGGTTAAACCTTTTTCGATCCACCGCAACAATCCGGGTGACGTAGCAAGTTTGGTAACAAACTTGTAGTAGGCCCCAAGTACTGCTCGACCTGCAATATTGACCCCTGGAATCTTGCCGGTCACTTGCCCGATGATCCGGCCGCCAACAGGGTGCTCGACTTTGGCCATAGCCGACATACTACCGGCTGTGGTTTTTCCTAAGCCACGTCGCTCGGTCAAAAACTCCATTTCCTTGGCTAGTGTTTGCATCTGCTTGAGAGTGACACCGGGGAACATCAATTGCTGGATTTCCGGCGTTATTTTTTCTAATCTCCGCCCTAGGTTCAATCCGCCTTCCAGAACACGCTGCGCATAAATTTGCCGCAGCATGTTAAATTCCTCGGATTTCTCGCCAAACTTGGCACTTGCCGCAAGGATCAAGTCCTCGGAACCAAGTATTTTTTCGACTGCTTCGCTCGCCCCAACGGTAGGATTGTGCAGAAATCCAAGGGGTTCTGATTTTCGTTCTGCTTTAAGCCTTGATAACTCCAATCTATGCTCGCCCTGTATTTCACTCATCTCGCGCTTGAGAGTTCCTAGAGGATCGCGCTTTGCCGCAGCTTGCGCTTCATCAGCCGCCATGCGGGCGCGAGAAATTACTTGCGTCAACGTGTCGCTTGGTTTGGCGGGAATCGGCAGGCGGCCGTCCAATTGTTCGATAGCCCTCGCCTGCGCCAAAAGATTTTCTGACGCTTCCTTGCCGTGGACCGTTTCCAACAGATTGGCGCGGTGACGATCCAAAACCTCTCGTACAAACTTGCGCCCATCAATAACACCGGGCTGCAACGACTTGCTTGCATCCATCATAGCTTGCGTATCGGCGGCACGAACGCCTGACCACAGATTAGGTCCAACCATGTCACGAACGCGCCTAATCAAGTCGGTGTGACCTTCCTTGATAAGTACATTGTATAGATTGCGAGGATCGGCTGGCTCACCAGCCTGTAATCCCTTCATCACTGCCTTGATCTGCTGCGCCTCGAATATGCTGATGTTGTGCCCGTACCACTTATCGACCATATCGAGGAATTTACCAGCCTGCTTTACGGCATCTGGCGCTGCTGGATCGTGCAACAAAGCATCGATGCGACCGGAAAAGTTCTTTAGCGCCCCATTCTTGAAGTCGGATGACAACGTGTGCCAGTCGGCAGAGCCACGGAACAAGGAACGTAGATCGTGCAACTGTCCATAGGTTAGTTGTTCCGATGCTTTTATTTCAGGGCTGTAAGCAGGACCGCCAAATCGGGAAATTTCAACATCTTCTTTTTCTCCCGCCAACTTGGCTAGTTTCTGAACCAAAGACGGATTGCGCGACTTGAACTCGGCAGGAAGTTCATCAAGCATCCGTTGTGCTGGTTCCGACAGGCTTTCGCTGCTTACGGTGTGTCCAGAGGTCATTTGATCGTAGCGATCATACCAATAGCGAGCGCGTTCCGAGATACCTCGGCGCAGAGCGGTCAATTTGTTGCCGATATTTTCCCACAGAACGCCGGTATTTCCGTTCGCGTTGGCAACTTTGAATGCGCTTGCGGTGTCGCTTTCAATGTCCTTAAATCCTTGGTCTATAAGCTTCTGCGCTGCCGCCTGCGACCTCTCTGCCGCCGCTGCGATGGATTCGCGCTGCGCTATGTTTTCCGTTAGTCTAGAACGTGACGCCTCTAGGCGTTGATCCAAAACCCTCTGCAATTCTTGATCGGCGGAAGCCGATTCGGCCAATGTTCGTTGCAGAATACGCTCGCCTGTTGTCTGAATAGGTACGGCGGCTCTCTCTGCTTCCGTAGTCGGACGGCTGACGCCAAGATCGTCCAGAATGCGACTTTTTTCCCGCTCGTAGTAGTCGGTTGACGACTTCTGCATCGGCTTATCGGTACGAAAAGCCGGGTCGAATACCTCCGCAACGTTCTGCAAGTGCGGAGATTCGTGCGCCCAAGACGAAGGCGGCACCATGACGCCTTTATCCGCCAACTCGCGTGCCATCTTCATGCTCTCGGGCTTGGCGCCTAAGAAATAGGAAGCAAAAGTCGGCAGCCCGGCAGACCCTTTAGAAATCGCCGCTTTGGCGGCTGGCGCGACAGCAGCCACTCCTCTGCCAACACCAGTCCCGATTAGAGCGCTGGCGCCGGCCATTCCCATGGCGGATGCTTCTTCGGTCAGTGAGCGATCATAAATACCCGCTAATTGGAGCACGGTGTCATTGAACGTTTGCCCTAGTAACGCACCGCCCACCGCGCCAGGCAATCCACCGCCAACGGCTCCGAGAACCGTCGCCCCTACAGGTACGGTTGCCGCACCAACTCCTCCGACAATCGAACTAATGCCGCGTCCAGGTTTCCTTAACTTTCCATCGTCCTCGATATAAAGCCCTTCCGGCCCTTCTTTAACTTTTCCCTTGTAACCGCGCTCCAACGCCCTGCGCTGTTCTTTCTCGTTAACCGCCATGTCGTAGAGCGTTTGCGTCGTAACGTCGATGCCCTCGTAAGTAGGCTTCTCGCGCAATTTGTTGTCTGGATCGAGATACTGCGCACCTTCCGGCACGTCTGAAAATTCGACTGCCGTCTTGGGCGAGTAGGGTTTGACACGCGGCTTGCCCTCGGGATCGAGATACTTGCTGCCCGGCTCCAAAGCCTCAAATTCGGATTTTTCCTTGATCTTGGGAATTTCCGGCAGCGTCATGTGCTCAGAGACGGGTACGGCTCCGACGCCGGAAATATCCAAGGGCAATGCGGTTTCAGCCATCAATGCAGAACTTTCCCGGCAGCCGGGTCATCCCACCAGCGATCACCGCTATCGGACTTAGGTTTCTCGCTGCCAGTGCCTTGCCGCTCGCGCAAGCCACGTTTTATTTCTTTGAGCGTGTCCTCAAAGTCTTTGTAGGCTCGCAACGTGTTAGCCTTGGTATCGCCAACCGCAAGACCGGCTATGATGCCGTTGACCCTAGAAGACTCGCTGCCGAGCGGGCGGCCCTTGGTGTCGAGCAACAATCGTGGCGCCAACTCCTGCATTTCCAGAACCAGACGTTTGAACTCGGCGCGGTCGGTCTGACTAGACCCAAGCATGTCGGCAATGGCTTCCGGCGGCCTAGTAAAAATGCCGCCAAGTCCGGTTATCGCGGCGCGCTTCAACAACAGGGCGTCGATTTTCTGAGCAATTCCAAGAGCCATATCGACTTGGTTTTCCTTGCCCTTCAATTCGTCTAGCCGATTACCGGAAGGGGCCGCTCCCTGCACCTTCAACCGGCGAGATGTTTCGGCACGGAAAGCCGCCACATCTTCGGGCTTCCAATACGGGTGCTTCGCGTGTTCTTCCTCGACGATGGCGTTGGTATCCTTGGCGCGCATACGGTCGTCGGTTATCAAACCGACGCCGGTCTTTGACCCTTTAACCTTTTCAATAGCGCGCTCAAGCGCCTGCGCCCTCGGCAATCCCAAGCCGCCTTCATCGGTAGGCTTCATGTACTGGTCCGCAAGGTCAGCCACCTCGGCATTGGTGCCGCGTCCTGCTGCTCCCGCAGTAGCAATTTCGCGTATCTTTTTGGTTTTCCAGTCAGCGGGCGGCTCGTGGCCGTTTTCCAGCGAGTATTGCTCAACTGCGCTTTGGTAGGCGTCCTGCTGCATACTGAATTTTCCAGCCATAGAATCGTGAACCACCATAAGGCGGTGCGACATTTTATCGGCCGGTTTGGCGTTTGGATTTTGTTCGTCGTATTCCTTCATCTTAGCGGACACGACGCGGCGCTGGGTGTCGAACAAGTCGAATTTCTCCGACGAATCCCGCATGGCATCGGCAGCCCTGATCTGCGCCGTTTTGGCTTCCAAGTATTCCTTGTCCATCCCGTTTTCGAGCAACATGATGGCCTTGCGGTTGCCAAATCTGGCTTCATTGGCAATTTGTGACGCCCGCCATGCGGTAATGTCAGAACTCATCAAGTGCTGGGTGTCGTTGAAAAGCTGCTGCTCCATGTTGAATTGCTTCTGCACGCGATTGACGTTTTCTTTCCACGCAGCAAAGGCGTGCTCGTAAGCCTTCTCGTCGCTTGCCGATATTGCGTTGTTGACGGCGGCACCCGCGTTGAGAGCGGAAGTCAAGGGCGTCTTGGTCGCCAGCGAAGCGAACATGGCGAATATCATGCCGGCCGAACCAAACGATTCCATGGGGCCGGTGGTACGCTTGGCCTTCTCTTTATCTGCATCCCAGGCAGGCGGCATGGCGCCCGCCGCGTATTGCTCGCGCTGGAACGCTTGCTCCATTTGTTGACGGTCGTATTCAACTCGCGTCTCCATGGTCCGCGCATTGGCGTCGGCAACAGTTGCTTCTTTCCGCTTTAGACCGGCAAGATCGCTCATAATGCCGCGATCTTTTTGGGTAATGCCGCCAGGATCAGGAGCTTCGTCTAGAACCGGGGCCTGCTTGGCAACGGGCGTCTTAGGATCGGCGTCGCCCGAATCACCCATGATCGTTTCGTTGCCGCCGAGCATCGTCATGCGCTTATTCCGACTGTCCAATCCTTTGATCCGGGTCCTCGCACAAATTCATATACTTCTTTATTGCGCCACCCAGTTAAATTAAAGATTGTCGGTATCTTAAACAAATGATCTTCATCTACCTCGACATTTAACCAGTTGTAAAAAATAAATTCTTCCTGCTTTGGCTCAGGCATACGCGCCTTGTACCAAGTCGGAAATAACGAGCTAAAAACTGTCTCTGGTTCCATTATGCCAGCTTCAATTGAACCGTGTTAGCAGCACCCTTGCCGCTTAGAGACGCGGCGAACGAGGCTATTGAGTTCATCAGGTTGGTGTTGTCCTGTCGGTCCATGTTGGTGAGCAACGTGTAAAGCTGAGTTGACAGGCCGGTTTCGTTCAAGCCGGTCTGCATCATCTGTATCTGCGCCTGTGCCATGGCGCCTACCGCATTGGTGTCAACCGCGTTCAACTCCTGCGCCAACGCACTATTCTGGCTCGGATCGGTGGACATTCCGTTTTTGGCGTGATTGGCAGTAATTCGTGCCTTTTCCGCCGCAGTAGCGTTCGCGAGCTGCTGTTGCAAAGCCGGCGGCAATGTGCCATTCGCCAGATAAGATTGAAGTTGCTGGCCTTGCGCCGCCAACTGCTGCGCTTGCGCCGACATTTGCTGCTGGTTGGGACTTTGGGTGTTTCTGTTTGTAAGCGCCAATCCAAGCCCGACGCCAGCCGCACCGATACCGAGCGGATTGGAAGTTACAGATTTTTGTGCTCCGCTCAGAACGGAATTAAGGAACCCACCGCTTTCACTTGTCGCTCCGCCAGCGGCATCACCCGCCGCCGCTCCGACGCTCGACGCGCCTCCAGGAGCGCCTATTGGGCCGGCAGGCCACGCCGCAGTATCCAAAGGAGACGGTCCCGCCCCGGATATGATGCCGGGAGCCGCTGTGGCTCTATCAATTGCGGCAATACCGGGCGAATCGGAAAACGCACTGCCTTCTGATGCCAATCCTAACGCTCCTCCGCCAGCAACATCGGCCGCCGCCGTGCCACCAAGAACGCCGCCAGCGTCGGCTGCTAATCCAGCCCCCGCGCCAGCCGCCGTTGCCTCTCCTGCTCCGAACAAACCGCCAGCACCGCCAAAGAGACCGCCAGCACCGAACCCGGCCCCGCCCAGCAAGGCCGGAGCGCCAAACGCGGCAAACGGCGCGGCAACAGCCGCAAGTTCAAGTGGCAAGTCCTGCTGCCAATGGGCCGTCAGGTCATGCCCAAGATTGCCAAAATTTCCTTCAAACACGTCGGTCAGGAACGACATTTTACAGCCTCACGAACTTTTCCTCGCGGGTGAATACTCGTTTCTCGCACTTCTTGACGACGGTTTCATGCGGAACATCGCTATTATTCTCGACGATGATGGTGCCGGCGCTTTGCTGTCTCGCCCAACGCATGATGTTGGTATAAAATTCTGCCGCTTCGTCCACATGCGCGGGATTGGCCGGGTCCATGGCCCAAACGAAATGCTCTCGCACCACCGGAGCAGGTATCAACGTGTGACCGCGCTCGACCTGACACAGCGCAACAGAATGGGGCATGTAAAGAAACAGAAACTCGTTGGAATAGACGATTCCGCGAAGCCACCCGGCCATCTGTTGTTCGTTAAGATGGCGATAGACCTTTGCCAGTCTATTCAGTATCCATCCGCCATGCTGTGACAAATCGGGAAGTTCAAACCGACGCGGATAGGTTCTCTCCCGGTCACGAACCGGATTGAGGACTTCGGCGGTCGCTGTCTGTGCCATTGGACTATTATCCTATCCCCAATTGTGAGGCCGCTATACTATGCTCAACGAAGTTACTCTGCAACCATTGAGCCGTGTTCTCCTGATCCGACCAGTCTAGATAGGACAGGTCATTACTCTGGATATTTAGAACACTGTCCATCTGCTCGTGCATGATCCTGTGCTGATCTACCCATCCGCCCATGTCGCTTGGATCGAAGGGATCGAGCACAAACTCCTGTAGGTTCTTTCCCTTGGTTTCGAAGATGCGCCGCAGTATATCTCGATGATGCGCTGCATGACCAAACGACCAGACGGCAAAATCATCTGGTGTTCTAGGATATGTCTGTAGCAACCCAATCGACATATCATCCCCTATAGTCGTGCGGATCGGCGTCTATGATCGACGAGATAAACTGCATATCAGGAGAATTGGTTTTCATGGTCAGTCCAAGGAATTGTCCGATTTGTCCTATTGCTTGCGGCGGAGATAGAAAATATCCGGTCGATGCTGGCCCGGCAATCGTATAAGTGGTCGCCCCAAAACCCGCTTGATTGTCGATCGTAAGTTTCAAATCAGGCGTCACCGTGCTGTTGTAGTTGGCGGCAAGCCACGCTCGACCATTAGCCTTGGTGAATATATAGCTTCCCGGCTCATCCCATAGCCGAGACGAAGCGCGTTTCTCAAATCCACTCGATGCCGTAGAGAACATAGGAGATACAATAGTTCCGTCAGTGCCGTAAGCAGTAAGTTGCGAGTTGATTTCCTGCGCTCGAATATAGGTCAGGGTGATGTCCTGTTCGGAAGTCCACCACTTCTTTCCGCCGTCCCACATGAACACTTTATTGACAGTACTGCCGGTCACTGGATCGACAATCTTGACAAGAACCATCCATACCTTACGTCCGAAGATGGTCGCCTTAGCAGAACTGAGTTGCAATCCGCCAAAGTTGCTGACGGTATTGAATATCCCATCTAGCATTTGGCTGACCTTGCGGACATCTGCTCCGAGACAGACTTGTACTCCGAACGAATTGGCAAAAAGAATGTTTCGTCCGAATACCTCTACCGACATAGGAAACGGCGTTCCTACTTCTGGATCGGCGTTAAGATTGGTGAACGTCGTGGTCGGCGGAGAACCGGAAGTCTGCACACCGGAAATATAGTCAACCGACGAGTCTCCGATGAGATAAAGGAACCCGTTGGCCGCGATCAACTGGATATAGGAAACCTTCAAGTTCGAGCTGCTAGACGTAAAGTTACCGCCACCATTAGAAGTAGAGAAGTCTGTAATAGAACCGGGAGAGGTGAACTGGATTAACGGTCCGTTCGCAACCCAAACATGCCCTTGGTAAGTTTCGACGGCCGTTCCTTGCACTCCGAACGGCATCAAATTCAGGTTGATCGACGCCTGAACTGCTGTGTCGGTGATTAATATCGTTCCTGTCGTTCCTGTCGTTAAACCACTACCTCGGAACGTAATGCTAGTGCCGGTAATCGATCCGCTGGTTAGAATAGGAAGTATCGCTGGACCTATTTGCCCCGGCGATAACGGTCCAAAAACAAGAGACGTATTAGGCCCATAGAGGCTACCAGAAGCGGCAATAGTCAAAGAAACGAGAGTGCCGCCCGACACTGAAGATGTGATCGATCCTCCGCTGCCGCCGACCGGAACAGGCGTCACTACGCCATAAACAGTATCGTTGACGCTGTATCCCGAACCCGCACTGACAATCGATACGTTCGTCACTCGCCCTGCCACTACCGAGCCGGTCAAACTGACGCCGTGACCGTAACCACCAACCGCCGTGATTGTGATAGGCGCTGTGTACCCGGAACCACCGTTAGCAATAGTCGCGACCGGAGAAATAGAACCGGCGGTCGAGACGTTGACGCCATCCCAAGTCCAATACCCATTGGTCTGATTAGCGACAATGATAAGGTATTGCTGGCCCCATTGCGTCAATCCACAATTGAGAATTGATGGTGATGTGATCGAACCCGCATTTAGAAGATGAGTAACCGCTGTAGTAGAAACATTGACAGCATCTACCGCACCGTTCGCCAGAAAAACAATCATGTACGGCGTAGAACCGATATTGATGAAGTCGTAGAAAACAACGGTTGTGCCAGACGCGGTGTAAAGTGTTGAACCGACGCCGTAGAGCGTGCGAGCATTACGCGCATCAAGCGGCATGAATCCGTCAAGCCAATAAGCCTGAGCGTCAGGAATGCCAGCACGAGTTGTCGATTGGTTTATTCCAGCAAATTGCTCGAAAATAAGCGGCTTAAACCCGGTAGGAAGAAACGGGTCCTGTTGCTGATCTGGAGGAGGAGAAGCTTGGATGGGCATTAGAACCGCCCATAAGGATTTACTCCGCGACCGACACGCGCGTAGCTACTGTATCCTAGACACATTTTCTCAAATAAATCCAAATAAAACTTGGCTACGTTGTAATTCTGGATCGAGAGCATCCCAAGATGGCACGCCATGTATGTAATGGCATCAGTCCAAGGATCGGGGATTGCTTCTTCGCTTAGATTTGTAATCAATGGTGCCGGTATGCAGAAGCAATCCAACTCGTACTGATAAATTTGTGATGGCAACGGATAGACGTAGAAACTTCCGTTCACACCCTGCCCGTACTGCGAAGCAAACGTAGGAACGTAAGTATATTGGAACGGGTACTGGCGTATCATCGACTGATAAACGCTGAAAGAGTAAACCGGCAACGAATAGCGATAATTTGCGTAGATGATTGAAATGGATTTCACCGCATAGACAGATTCACAGCCAGGATTACGCGACAAGTCAATCCCTGAAAACTGATAAACTTCCTGGTTAGGGTTCAACTGATTGAAAGTCTGCACTTGCAACGTCACTCTCGCGCCGGTCCCGGTCGAATCTGTGATCGACGCTTGCGGCTGGAAATATCCATCACCACCATAATTTATATCGACTCCAGAGATCGTTCCAGATTGAGAAAATGCCGTTCCAGTTGCTTGGGCACCACCCGGATTAGCGCCTTGTCCGCTTGGAAAATCTGGCGGCGTTATAGTGACAGTCGGAGTGGCGCTGTATCCAGAGCCGGGAGCTGTGACACTGGCCGTAATAACCGGACCAGAAATAGGCGTAAGAACACGAACGCATTGCGTTCGCATTGCTACTTCTCGTCGCGCGCGATTAATGAACGAGATCAAAGTTGACGGACTGATCTCGGACTGCCTCTGCTCGCGCAAAAGGCGCTGAGTGTCCATAAGGTAGTCGTTGAGTGATGCTGGCATTATCCCGCTCCGTTTCCAGTAGCCCGGTTGACAACGCCAAGCTTGTTGATAACGGCAGGGTCTTGCGATTGTTGGTATAGATGTGTGTTGGTGCTCGGATTGGAGAATTGCCGCGCTCTCTGCATAAACGTCGTGTAGAGATTGAACATGCGCTTCGCATCGTCTTGTCGAACGCCGTAAGACAAGAAAGCCAAGTACGCTGCAAAATAAGGAACAGCATCAGTCCACAAATATGGAATAGTCTCATTGGTGCTGGAAAAATCCAGAGCGGATGGATAGCAGACGCAATCTAGAACAAGAGAGTAAGCAAAATCAGGGATTGGATTTAGTATAAAACTTCCGCTCGCCGTTGAATTTGTTCCAGTCCCGGCCGAGCCTTGTTTGTACTGCGCCCACTCTGTCGGAGGCCCAGAATCAGGAACCGGGTTATTTAGGTAATAAAGGTTAAACCACTCAAATCCATGTGGCTCTATGAATTGCGCTCCTTGCCCAACCAAATAATTTATCAAACGGACATGGATAACGCCGCCAATACCAGGTGCGCTAATATTGATGTCAGAGAAATTATAAACCCTGTTCCCTACTACAGTAGGAAGGGTTCCAACCACACGAATACATTCGCCTTCACCCGCCACCTGACCGCGCGCCGTATTGACATAATCCACCAAATCGCCCGTATCCAACGTGTCCTGCTTTGCGTCATGCAAGAGACGTTGCGTTTGCTTCAAATATGGAAGAATAACTTGCGCCATTAGCCGGCTGCCTGTCGGTTAGGTGGAACAACGTTGGCGAGTTGCAGCGGGTCTATTGCCTGTTCATACATCCAATTTCCCAAACTTGGATTGGCCGCAGAACGCGCTCTCTGAACGAATGTCTGATAGTGCTGGAAATATCGTTGCGCGTCCGCTTGTCGAGCATTGGTCTGAGCCGACAGCAACGCATAATAGGCCGCAAAAAACGGCACCGAATCGGTCCACAGATAAGGAATGGCTTCGACCGTCGTATCATCGGTCAACGCAATAGGGTAACACACGCAATCGAGGTTAAGCGTGTAAATAGCATCAGGAATAGGATCGAGATAAAATGAACCGGATGATCCTGATCCAGTTGATGTTCCGGCAGAACCTTGAGCATACTGCGCCCATGTAGTCGGTAGCCCGCTGTTCGGAACGGAGTTATTCATGTGATACAACATGAACCATTCAAATGGTCGCGGATAAAGCCAAAACTGCCCGGTCCCTGAATTAACAGTTATGGCTCTAACGTGAATAACGCCGCGAATGCCGTTTGTCGCTGGTGTTCCCGTAGCGATGCTTGAAAAATTATACGCTCTCTGGCCGGATACGGTTGCTATCGTTCCGTAAAAGCGGATGCACTGAGACTCGCCGGCAAGCTGGCCGCGAGCAAGATTAATCCATGTGTTTAGACTGGTAGTGTCATAAAGAGTAGTCGGAGAAGAAGGGTTCTGAAGAAGGTTCTTCGTATTGGTTTGATATGCTGTGAGCATCCATGCCTCCAGGCGGAGGCTACCGCCAAAACTATACCTTCTTCAAGATGCGTCTGAAACCGGGGACTGATCGTTCCGCATCAAACGTATACCACTCCTGCCCGCCATCGGGTCCTTTGCACAAGAACGGCGTGTTCAACTGCATCGCGTTCTGCTGGTCGCCCGGTGTTTGACATACCGTATCATCTATAAGCAAAACGGCCGGCTGATTTGGCGTAAAACCAGCCGGCACTCCTGTGACCGATTGCGAGTACGTCATTACGGTGCCGGCTGGATGATCGCGGTGTCAGGACGGCTTCCCATGGTGAACACGATGGTCGATGAACCCGTGACCGAGCCATAGACACCCACCGTAGTCGGCAAGGTCTGGAGGATTGGAGACGGCGGCGAAGCGAACACACCGCTATCGATGAGCGTGCCGACCTGTGCAGCGATCGTGCCGCCGCCAGTCGATACCAGCGAGATTTGCGCCTGTCGCGGCAGGAACCGAAGGCCAAGATACTCGGGGCTGTTCGTAAGCGTGCCGAGCGAGTATCCGCCACCCTGCGACGTGACCGCGACACCCGTGGTCAGATTGAGCGTCGAAGTACCAACCAGCGAACATGCCGTAATGGTCTGCAACATGGCCGGGATGACCGTGGCGTTCGTGCCCGCGCCAGCCACCGTCAAGGTGATATTGGCCGGGTTCGAGATTGGGTTGCCGGGGTTGGTGCAAAGCGCGCCGACCACCGAGCCGGAGCCGGTCAAGCTGAATGAAACGGTCCCCAGTGTGATGCCGGTCGCGATGTTCGGGTCTGTCGGGTTCGGCAGAAGCACGATGTTGGTCGGAGCGGTCGGATAACCGGCGCCGGGATTGGTGATGACGATCGTGCTGATCGTGCCAGAGCTGATACCGGCATAGCCGGATGCCTGGATGCCGCCGACGCCGTTGGCGTTGTTGGCAGGCGGCGGCGGAGCCGGGATAATTAGGATCGGCGGAACGCCATAACCGGCACCAGCCTGTGCCGTAACGAGCGTGCCGGCTTGCGTAAGCTGGCCGCCGACGATAGGCGCCCAGGTCGAGCCGCCGCCGCCTGTGACCGAAATCGTGGTTGACGCCTGCACATAGGCCGTGCCGCCAGGATTGGTGACAATGCCGCCGATCGGGCAGCCAAGGCGGTTGGCAATACGATAGTTGAAGCCATCCGACTTGATGTAATGAAGTTGACCCTGTTGGCCGGCGCACGCTGCCCACTTCCACGTACCAGTTACCGAGTCGTAGTATTCGAGCATAAGATACATGCCCAAACTGATGTACCAAGTGCCGGCGGCGATCGGAAGCTGATCTCCAGCGTTCAAGGTAAGATGGTTCGTGCCCGAGTCGTAGGGTGCGTTATATAATTGTGAAGGATAAAGGTTCTGGGGTAGCGCGAGGCCAAGACCGGGACCTGACAACGGAGCGGGCATTTCAAACTCCTTTTAGAAGGCGTTGCCGAGCAGGCCATAGCCCCAGAAACCGGAACTGGATTTGGCCGAAACCACATCGTAGCCGACGACCACGACACCTTGCTGGCCGATCTGACCAAGCGGAACTAGCGAGTAGAACCCGGAGAAGTCGAACGCGGCATCTTCGGATAGGTACATCGCGGTGTATTTGACGTTGACACCGAACACGTTGCCCTGCGGGCAGAAGTGGTCGGCGAAGATAGGAACGCCAGAAATGTTGATGTTCGGAAACGACGAGCGGATCGGGGTGCCCATCGTATAGGAACTGCCGGGATCAACGAACGTAGTTTCGTGACCAACTATGTCCTTGTTGAGCGTGGCGTAGTCGCCGGGGTTCATGACAACGAACGTAGGGGCCTCTCCGCCGGCCGTATCGGTCACGTAAGCAAGCAACGTCGCCATCGAGGCGCGAGTGAAGCCGACCGTGCCTTGGCTAAAGGTGCCTGAGTTCAGATTGATGTACTGACCCTTGAACGCTGAGTTGCCGGCTGCGGTGCGCGAGATGCCACCGTAGGTCGGGAAGTTGGTGCCATCGTCAAAAGCGTCTTGCAGACTGTTCGGGAATAGAGGATTGGCGCCGTTGTTGGTAAATGCCAGTCGCGCCATGTTCTGCCGTGTCACGGCATACACGTCGTTCATGCGCGCTTTGAGCAACGAGATTTCGCGGTCGGTCGCCTGGATCACCGTCTCACCGAAGGGCAGCGGGACCGGCACGACCCAATAAGCCAAATTCCACTGGCCGTTTTGTATTCCGGGGGTGATGACGGGAGAATTGAAGCCGCCGCCATAGCCGGTGAATTGACCCTGCACCATGCTTTGTCCTTGCATGGGTACTGTGATCTGATTCAAGCCGCCGGCCGCTCTCTGAGCGTTTCCGATCATGTAGAACAGGAACGGAGAGCCGAAATAAATCTGGACAAACAGCCTCGGGACGAAAGCCCTGCGTGTTACGGCCGCCAGTTCGTTGTAAAGCGCACCCGCTGCGGGAGCGACGCCAATTCCAGGTAACGACAAACTAGCCTCCTCTTATCAGCGGCGCTGAGTTCCGCGAATGTCAGCCAAAGCTTCCCGCGCCATCTTGTCGAGGAGCGGAGAGCTTTCGCCCTTGGTTTCGATGAGTGATTTGAGGTCTTTGTCGCCGTCATCCGGCAACACAGTGAAATCCCACGCGCCGTTCCCGTTCGGCTGGATAGGAACTTGCTGCGGAAACTGTCGCTCGATGTAGGCGGCGGCGATCTCGACATCGAGAATGCCGCGCTCCTCCATAACCTTCTTGACCTTCTCGATCCCGTCCTCGGTCCACTTGTCCCGACGAAGTTCCGCAAATCCTTGCGCCTGCTTGGTTTCAATGGACTTGAATTTATCATCCTGCTCGCGCTTGGCTTCCGCCTCTTTTCGCGCTTTCTTTTCTTCCGCCAGTTCGGCGCGTAGGTCCGAAAGGTCCTGCTCATAGGGGTCGGCCGGAGGATCGGCGATCTTGGCGTCCGGGTTGACTGTCTTAATCAACTCGTGAAGCTTCTTGGCCGTGCGCGGGTTCTTTGCCAGCCCCTCGACCAGCGCCCGCGCATTGCGGTTCTGCTGCAATTCTAGTTCATCAACCTCGACCGTTGCCATGGTCTATCGCCCTACCGTCGAGCCGGCGTTCGGCACATGGCTGATGTTGAGTGATTCCGACTTCGATCCGGCCGGAAGGTGGTCCTTGCGGCCCTGAATCTCGATTTCTTCCATCGAGACGCGAACGATCTGTTCGTCCGCTTTCATCGGAACGGTCTTGGCCGCGTTCTGGAAAATGTTCATGTTCGACATGGTTTCAACTCCTTCAAACTCGCCCGCGATTGGGGCGGTTGGCGACACTCATTGCTGGATTAAAGACCTGCCCCGGTAGCCGCGCAAAATTGGAAGCTGTTTCATCCGGTGCCTGTGCGGTTTTTACCGACAGATTCGTATCGGCATGTTCGTGATCGGCGGAACCCGACATGGAAGGACCACTAGACACACTCACCGTCTTGAACACCGACTTCATCTTAGTTTTCGTCAAGTGCGGCATTAAGCGGCCTGGGCCGGTTGAGACGCGGCAGGCGACGGGCCACCTGCTTGGGCGGCCTTCATCTGCTGCTGCATCTGAGAATTTTGCTGGTTCTTCATCGCCATCTGTTCGATGTTATTCCGCTCGGCGGCCGGGTTTAGTTGCCCCGGTTGAACGTGCTTGGCGAGCTTCTTAATCATGTCCATTACTTGCATGCCGACTTCGGATGTCGCGCCCACCAACGGAAGCGCCTCGGTCAGCAACTTGGTTGCCATCCCCAACTTCTGCATGCCTGCTGCTTCAAACCCCTTATTGGGTGTAGGTCCCGTTATCGGGGACGCTCCCATGGGGGCCTGCTGCGGTCCGCCCTGACCGGGCATTTGTGCAGTCGTTGGTGACGGCGAATCAGGCATGGGCGATCAAATGCCCTTACTTCCGGCCCTTGCGACCCTTGCGACGGTAGTGCGTCAGCATTTGGTACTCTCCGTGTTGGGTGTTGGGTTGACTAAACAGTGGAGAGAATTTCGTTAATTCACGGGAATTACTAGATAGTTGACAAAATGAACTCCGGTAGCGTATTGATTATTTTACAACGTGTTAAAGGATGCCAATTTTTCAATGGCGCAAAGTAACGGAAAAATTGAACGGCGTTACTGGACGGCAAAAGAAGCCGCCGCTTACATACCAGTCTGCGTGACCACACTGTACCAATGGGTAGGCGTCGCAGAGGGAAAAAAGATCGCAGGAAAAATCAGCAAACTACACGGACCGCCCCCGCCTTTTCGAAGATTCGGTCATAACAAATTGATGTTTCCTGTCGAACGATTCAAAACCTGGGCCGACGCTCCCAACTAAGGAAAAGTTTGATGCACAGCATCACCGTCATCATCGGCTCTCTTGCGTTCGCATTGATTTTCAAGACCAAAGAGAGCGCTGCCAAAGCCTGCACTACTCTCGGAGAAAGAATTGGTGAATACCTAGTTATAGAAGATGACTACGGACAAAAAATAGACGCTCGCTTTGATATGATCGCCGGTTTTATCTTCGAGGACATGGAAAAAAGCAAACTAGCCCATGTCGAACGCGCCTTGCACCAACAGCGCACTCAAAACCTCGCGCAAAAAACCGCTGAAACCGATCCTAGCCTTCGCATGGCGCGCAACATGAACGGGCCTGCCATCGTCAGTCCGTTCCCACGTAACTAGCGGCGGCCACCACCAAGAGACTTGGCGAGTATTTTCTGGCCGACTTCCGGGTTTTCCTTGAGGATATTTTGAAGCATCGCCGCTTGGCGTTGTTCCTTCTCGCGCAATTTGATCTTGGCGCCTTCCTTGTCGGGCAAGGGCAAGTGGTCGATCGCATACTCGCCATCGACAATGCCGGATTTCTGCGCGTAAGTGACAAGCTGCTGGTTCTCGCTTGAGAAAATAGGCGATGACGAATGGCTATCCACCGTCACGAACCAATCATCCGGCAAATTTGACAGCAAGAAACTGGTCTTTTGTGCGTCCTCTGGTGTGTCTGCCTTAGTCCAATAGGTCGAAGCGTCCTTGGCTTCCTTGATCGACAAAGTTAGATCGGCAGCGTTCTCGACTTGACGCTCGATAATCAAAGCACGATCACGCAATGTCGGAGCCGCCGTTTTCATCAACGTGTCGGCATGTGCGCCGGCCCGAACTCCCGGCTCACCCTTACCCTGCATAATCTCTGGAAACGATCCTAGATTGTTGATCGTGTCGATCATAAATTTTATCATGTTCAACAATTCGGCCGGGAAAGCAGGAGTCAAATCCTGCACCTTCCCGGTAGGACCCATATTCATGTAACCAGAGATACGAAACTGCCCGTACTGTTCGTCGGTGATATTGTTGTCGCCCATGAAGGCGAGTATTTTATCGACCTGCAATCCGGTCAACCGCTTCGCGTCATCCGCCATGGACGACAACATGGCCTGCGGTTCGATCAAATCCACCAGTTCGCTTCTACCCCACAGCCAATTCGAGACTTCGTTGGCCTGGATCAACGTGTAAGGGTGCTTTCCCTCGACGCCGAGAAGGTTTGCCTTCTTATGTAATGGAGCAATCAAAACATCAGGATCAACCATGATTATCGTGGTGTAATCATCGTCGTCCTGTACCCATAATTCATGAATCTGCACGGTTTCAGCGGCGACCTGTGGACCCATGATCGCGAAGTTCGGATCGTTATTGAGTTGAACGATCCCGCCGGGGAGAGGGCGGGTGGCACCCTGCACTCCGGTCTGTATTTGAGATGTCGATAGGACCTGATGGAAAAACGACTGTGGATCGGACAATGATTGCCCGGTCATGGCGTGCGAACGGATACGATTATAGAGCTTGTCCGCGTTGGGAAGGTGACAAATTCTGCGCCACACCTCTGGCAACGTCACAATGGAAGTCTCGCACAGTGCCGGCTGGCGCTCTAGTTCGTTCTCGGCTTCGTTGTAAACCCCAAACTGCCACGGCATGACTAGTTTGGCGTAGTAATTTGGCTTCTGCTTAGGTCCCTCGACCTGACACCACTGCTTCAAGAATGAAGCACCATACTTCATGGCGTCGAACACGCCGCGCCCGAACAACTTGTCAGTCGAATTTCTCTGCCACTGTCGAGTTAGCTGCTTGGAAACGACATTCGCTTTCTCGTACCATGTTTTCGCGGCAGGGCGGTCGAAGTCTATGGAGAATTTCAACTCGACCGGGCTATACAAATGCGTTGCCGATCGATCAAGGTGCTTATACATCATATTGATGAGAGACTTGGTTCCGTCGTACCGGCCAGTCTCGGTAATCGAGTTCATCAACCGACAATAAGCCGCTCTCGAGCCAACACTCACTCGACACTTTTCGATAGTGTCGTTGGTAAAATTCAACAACTCCTTTGGCGCGGACGGAACGGTAAGCATCAGGCCCTTCGTCTATAATTTGGGCTGAACATCTCGTTCGCGGGACGATCACCAACCGCGTCGTAACCCACTCTTTCGGCATGTGCGCTACGCAAAACTGACTGAAACTTGGCACCCGAATTGGCAAACGGTCCTGACGCTACCGGACCGCTGAATCCAAGTCCGTTGTTTCCCTGAAAACCAAACGGGCTTTGCGGCGCCGACACCATCTGAGCAACCGGATTATTTGCTAGAGACGGCGCTGCAATATCTCCGTTTCTCATTCCGGTGTTCATGTTGGTGATCTTGAGCGCAGACATTTCTGCGGCAGTAGCGCCGGTCATTTCCGCTGCTGCATTGGCGCGCACTTCCGACCCGGCCTCCATGTCTCGATAAACCTTATCGACCGAACGGTTTTTGGCCGACGACAAGAACGGCATTGGAATGTCGATTATCTGAGATTCGGTCAAACCGATATTGGTTTTGCAATCAGGATTTGGGCACTGATCGGGAAACCCCTCGGTAGGCTTCCAAGGAAACTTCTTGCGACACTCGGGGCAACGGATGCTGAAAGCCATGTCCTACCTATAGCGCCAAGCGTTCCTCGCCAGAACGGCCTGATCTTGGCGGCGGGCGCCCTGTTTAGCCTTGAAAAACATATCCAGATGGTTCCGATTAAACAAGGCCACCCGATCAACCACACTGCCGATCTTGCGAGCTTCCTCGGCTTCGCGCGTTCTGCGCTGTGAAATCAGGTTCTTTTGAGACTTTTGCTCCCAATTATAAGCCGCCAATGCCGCAGCAAGAACGCGGTCGTCCTTTTTAGACCCCTGCGCTCCTATGGTATCCCCGTCTCGTGCAATAGACTGCATCTCGTTAATCAAATCAGCGGATCGGATGCGAACCACCGCCCGCGAAATATGATCGCGCAGCCGTTCCAGAACCATGATCTTTAGGCGGGTGTTGGTCAGCCAGTGCCAATTGTATCCCGCTCCCATGGCGTCAACGCGAGTGTAGATGTAGGTCTTGATGTTCTGGAAAAGATTTCTAAGACCCTTTTCCTCCACCATGGGCTGTAACCATGTCGCGTTGTCGATCTTATACTGTAGAGACTTTAACTCCGTGAACACCGCAGAACCGGGACCGTTGATTTCAAGAATATACCGGACTTCGTTATTGCCCTGTCCGTACCAGCCCATGATGGTGGCGAGAACCCAAGCGAGCTGCTGTGCGGTAATCAACGGCGAAGCATATTCGGCCACCTGATCGACGCCATCGGCATAGCAACGAAATACTTCGATAGCCGACCTATCGTTATGCTCGTTTTCACCGTAGGCTGGATCGACGCCAATCGTATAGCAGGCGTCGTTTGGTTCCGGCTCCTCCCAAACTTTCAACTCGGTCATCTTCTGGTTAGGAGCCTTATGAACCAGCATGTCCATGAACTCCTGACCTGGGGTGAACATATATCGTTCGTAGTTTTTGTTCACGTATTTGTTGGTGTGGTCGGTCAGTGTCTCTGGCGTGAAGAAAACAGAACCAGTTTGCTGGAAGGCTTCTTCTTCTGTCCAAGGCTGCTCTTGGATTTTTGTAGTGGAGCCTTCAAATTCAATTGTTTCTCCCTCCGCTGATTTGGCGGAAGGGTCCATCTTTCGACGATACCAAGCCAATATTTCCTGGCTTACTTCAAATGAGTATTGTTCCCGGACGGCTTGTATCTTCTTCAATTCCTTATCTGTAGGTGGTTGCAATCCATATTTTTCAAAATCCTTATCATCCCTATCAATGCGTTGGCTTTGCTTGCTCCAAAAACCAAGGAAAACACACTTGCAATGATCTGGATCATTGCGCGCGTTAATCCATAAATCGTTCCAGAAATTGAACCCCCTAGCGGTGGACTCATAAATATAAAGTCGGTCTGGATGTACTTCTGACAACGACTGCTGAAACGCTTCAAATCCTTCTTCATTATCCCAAGAACACAATTCAGAACAATGAGCTATAGTAAGACCTACAGAGCGGCCTAGCGTTCCAGAACTCTTTGTCTTTCGCACACCAGCCGACATAAAAAGAACCTTGGAGTTATTTTCCAAAGTCAGGCCAGCACGATTGTTGTTTTTTATTGAAGGGAATTTTAGATTTGCAGGCAGGCCATCAATCATTAATTCCAATTCAACACGGCTTTCGCTTTTATTTTGATCCGTGTCAAATACGATGGCTCCCTTGAGCGCCTTGTGAACTCCTAGGAGAAAAATACAAAGAGCGCGTATGAGAGTAGAGATTCCCAATTGACGGCTCTTTAACACATAAATCTGGTGGATATCTTCTTCTAATGCGTCAAATATCTCAGTTATTAGCTCCATTTGCCCCCAATACAAATGTTTTCCAAGCGAGATTTCTCCCGCGTCTTTTGAATTAACAAAACATCTGTCGAGATATTGGTAGAAAGCAATTTCTACCCGCTCTCTCTTTTCGTGGGACCATCCAGCCATGATGGAAACTTAACTATTTCGGCAACAAAATCAACGCCCAAAAGCCTTCCCGGTACGCTGGCGAACCGCCATTTCCGTCTGAATTAGTTGCAATCTTGTCGCAATCGTCGAAATAAATTGAGCCTCGTCGGGTTGAGCGTCCAACGTCACAAACTCGATAGCCTCCCCTTGCGGAAGGACGATCACGCAAGCTCCGCCAAATGAAGCGTCCTTGTTGTGCTCGATCCTATCGGCCATGCGGCGAAGGGTGGCAACAGCTTGATCGGACTGCTCAGACATATCTGTGACTATGATACGGTTTAATTTCTGATTCTATCATCTGTCCTACGCTCGGCGCCTTCGATAGTTCATCGGCTTTGGCTTCATCCACCCCTTGATAGGCACTCACCTTTCCGCCCCTGGCCCACTTCACCAGCAACTCTTGGTTTTCGGCGTCATAGCCTATTTCCGACACCATAGACGAATGAACGTCGCGCCACCAAGTCATGACATTTTCCTAGCCGCATCTGTCATTATCTCTCGTATCAATGGAAGTAGAATCTCGTCGCTGTCCTCTATCATCTCGTCGGAAAACGACAGCAATGGCAATTTCAGAAGGTGGTTGTCCTTCAACGGCTCGCCTTTCACGTCCACTCTCGTCAAGATGATACGGCGCCTCGACTTGTCGTGATCGCCCAAGGACCAAAATTCTCCTTCGCATTCGTCAACGTATCGAACGCCCCGCTGCCTGTCTTTCGACAACACTTTTCTAGGATAACGAATCCTAGCCTTGCGATCGGGGTTCAGCATGAAAAACTGCGCATCTTCATCCGGTCGTCCGTTGGCAAACAACAGTGTCATGCGCCCCGAACCTGTGGGTTATAAGAACCGTCAGCAGGTGGATTAGTTTGTCCGTAGCTGGCCATCGTAACGCAATCGGCCCCGTCGCCACACCCCCAACTGTCGGGATACTCGATAATGGGCCATGATGCCGAACCAGTAGCTTCATGCGCGACCGGGCAGCTCCTAGCACATACCGTCCTGTCTCGCGGTCCTTCGTTCGTGTGAACGGGGATCGTGCGAACGAAATAGCACTTTGCACAAGTTCCGATGGTCATTTTAGCTCCACCGTATTCCAGACTTCGCCAACATCCTTTAACGTTGAAAACAAGATATTGGGCGGATTAGGCTCCCGATGAATCTTTGTACTCAACGGAAGCATGGTAGGCATAGCTCCGTCATTGTGCAACAAAAACGTATCGTAGCCCAAATCTTTAGCCGTTTCTCTCAAATACATGGGCGTGTGTTTGGCGTATCCGAGAGTAATTCTGTGGCATTCGCAAACTATAAATGCCGGGCGAACATTTCCCAACCCCTGTAAAACATCAGGCTCCGAACCCTCAGTATCGATCTTGACCAACCTCGGCACAGGCTTGCAAAATTCATCTAGCGTACTGGCCTGTAGCTTGACCGCGCTCAATGCGTTGGGAATATCGACAATGGAATTTAAGCCACTGTCGTGCGCCAAGTGAAAAGTGACTTCTTCGTTCTTGCTCCACATCGGCTGTGTCAAGATCGTGATATTGGTGATCTTGTTGTGGGCTATATTGTCTTTGAGCTTCTGGATGTTGTTGACGCCCGGCTCGACAGCAAGAACCTTTCCTTTAGGTCCAACTAGCTTTGATAGAACGATACTCATGAACCCGGTGTTAGCGCCAACGTCGATCACGTAGTCGCCAGGGCGCAATACCCGTTTGAATAGATGAACGGTTTCCGGCTCGCACAAACCGTTTTTCAAAAGATACTGTCTCATTCCGACATCAGAATAGAAATTGGGATCAAACGTCATCTGAAACGACAACTTTGTGCCGGAAATATCCAAATTTATGTCCAAAATGCTCATAGCAATTCACATGCCCGTTCAATGATAAGAGCGCCCCACTTCCTCGCAGCTATTTTTTCCGCGTCTCCGGTCAAAATGGACGACGCCTTGGCCGCCTTGGCGAGGATTTGGGCGGCCTGCTGCACGAAGTCCTGAATATCCTCCTGTACTTGAGGAACCGGCGCCATCGCTCCAATAAGCGCGCGAGCATCTTCGTTTTCCCTTTCGTCCACGGCTTTTTCTCCTGCCGGGGTTATATAATTGTTGAATTTATCGCCGCGCTTCAAGAATCCGAGCCGAACCAGACTATCGACAGGAATTTCCCAACGCCCAATCGCGCCTATCGATTGCCCGGTTTTGGCTATCAGAAGCACCGTAAACTCGTCGTCAGTCAGTTTTTCCATCGGCGCTCACTCCGCCAGATAAAGTTACAGTAGTCATACGAACCGGCGGTGATAAAACTTTATCTAATACAGCACACAACTCGGCGGATTTGTAATCAAAGTTTTCCCCTTCTAGAGAATCAAGAGAGCGTTTCTTTGCTTCATCACGAAATTTTTCAAGCCTATCTCTTAGAGACATCTAACATCTCCTTTAACGCTTCTATGATCTGCTCGAATACTGGTCCCCACTGGCGGTCTTTGCCTTGGCGAAAAATTCTATGTTTTGGTGTCCAGAGCATGTCTTTTGTATCTAGCCCAAGACGATAATCGCGGCCTAGATAACTATACAGGAGCCAAAATTCTTTGCCGGTCGCGGCACAGATATGGCCGAGAGCTGATTCGCATCCGATTACGAGGTCAAGGTCGCTCAAAACCGCGAACGTATCGGCCACGTCGCGCAAGTAGGGACCAAGTTCCCGCACCAACCCCGAACCGCCGCTGTCTCCAATTTCTTTGGCGCGGTCGCCAACCTGCAACGAATAAAGTTGAACTCCTGGCACCCGATACAATTCGTAAAATTCGTGTACGGGAATGGACCTGTGCATGTCGAGATTGTTCAACGGTGAACCGGCCCAAGCAATACCGATGTGTATCTTTCGATCCGGCACCTTCCAGTTCAACGGAATTTGCCAGTTCGATATTTCAATCTGTTTGGTATTACGAATAGTTGCGTCATCAAGTCCCAATGCGTTTGGCAGACTTACAAAAGTCGTCCAAGCATCAGCCGCCGGGAACACTTGCCCGTTCGGAATGAGATTGAGATTTCTTATGTCGTTGAACACATGCACAAACAGTCGCATCAGCTCGGGCTGAATCGCGGCATGAACATATTTCGATTTCTCACACAGCATCGGCACAAACCGAGCGAACGAAAGCGTATCCCCCAAACCCTGATCGGCGCTAAGAAACACCGTCTTGCCGGCGGTGCCGTCCCATTTAGGATACGGGTACTGGAGATAGTTTTTCAGCTTGTAAGGAAAACGGGCTTCGAGATGATTGAATCCTTCGACCAATTCTCGATTAAACAATAAAGCAAGTCCCAAACCGAACTCGACTAGAGGATCGTCGGGCATCAATGCGTAAGATTTACGTGCAGCATCCGCCGATTTCTCCGCATCGTCAAGTATCTGGTAGATGTTGGCGAGCGTGATCCAGCAATACCCGTTTTTCGGATCGACTTCGACCGATTGCAATCCAGCCTGCAATGCTTCTTCAATGCGTCCGAGAGTCAACAGACGCCATGACATATTTCCGAGAATTTTTGATTTCTGATCGGAGGTCGTCTCGCATTGCAGCCCGCGACGCCAATAAGCAACGGCGGCGTTGAACAAGTTCAAATCGGATATTGTATTGCCGTTCTGGTAAAAGGCGTCGGAAAACGTTGGATCGACCAAACACGCCGACGAAATACACTGGTAAGCATGCTGCAATGCCTGCGGATTTGATTTGTCCGACAGGCTGGCAATACCGGAATTGAGAAGATCGACAGCGTGCTTACGATCACCCACGCACCCGCTCCATGATTCTCTGCATCTGGTTTGCTTGGAACGGCTTGCCTGAGCGGGACAAAATGCCTTCCTTCCTACACTGGCGTAGGATTTTCCAACGTGACGCTCGCTCTCCCTCGATCATTGATCGAACCCTTTCGATAACTGCCTGTTCCTCGGGAATAGGCTCAAGCTGTGCCTGTTTTCCCATCCCCACCTTACGCCAGCCATAAGGAACGGTTCCTATGCAGCCGCCCCTAGCCCGCTTGGCCTCGCGACCATCCTGCATACGCTCGGCAATACGAGAGCGTTCAAACTCGGCCATGAGCGCCAACATGCCGAAAAACAACTTGGCGGTTCCGGAATCGGTCACAGGCTCAACGCCAAGGTCTATCAGGATCAAACCGATACCGCGTTTCTTCAAAAGATCGGCAGTATTGAGAGCGTCGGACGCCGAACGGAACAAGCGATCTAGTTTTGTGCTAACTATAATATCTCCCTTGCCGGCGTCGGACAGTAGTTTCCCGCCATTGGGACGTTCCGCCAAAGGAATTGTTCCTGATACTCCAGCATCGACATAAGAAACAAACTCATAGGCAAGATCGACGCCGCGCATCTCGGCCAGTGCCTTGACCTTGCGCTGTTGCTCTCGCAGCGACGTGCCTTCAATCTGTTCCTCGGTCGAACAGCGAGCGTACCCTAAGATCATGGTTCTCTCCCCAATGTAGTCATCTACACTACACCCTGGGCGCAATCTGTCAAGTGCTCGTAAACCCGCCTGATGCCTTCCTCTAGCGTGATCCTAGGCACGTAATACTGGTGCAGTTTATGCACGTCAGCTACGCGGGCGAACACGCCTTCCTGCTTGCTGGCGTCGTTGACCACGTTCGGACTGCGATCAAACAAGACGGCGGTTTTGTACGCCAGTTCCTTGAACGAAGTACCGACGCCGGTGCCAAGATTAAGCGGTTGCCCCGATGGAAGCGCGTCCATCGCGTTCAATACCGCCTCAACAATATCGTCAATATGGATGAAGTCCCGAAGCTGATCGCCCGAACCCCACACAGTTATAGGGTCCTCGCGGTCGACCACCCGCTTTACAATCGACGGAAATGGATAATCAAACGACTGGTCGCCGCCGTAGCCACCGAACGGGCGGTATATTTTCACGTCTAGCCCGTACTTCTCGACCGCACACTTGGCTAGGTACTCGCCGGCAATCTTGACAAAACCGTAGGTCATTTCGGGCAGACCAATGCGGGTTCCGTCGAAATTAAGAAATTCCTCGACAAGCTGACAATGCACGTTACGTTTCTGCAAATCAGCGGGGTAAGCGGCAGACGACGAAAAATAAATCAACCTCGGCATTTTTTTGCTGCGCACGATCCAATTAAACAACTCAGCATCTATCGACATATCGGTAGCGACCGCCAACGGATCGCCGTCGATCATCCGGCGACCGCCGACAATGGCTGCACAATGAATAACCAGATCAAACTTGTCGGGATTAAACATCTTGAAAAACTTGCGAACGTCGAGATGGAAGTAGTTCAAACTGTGCTTATTAATTATAGTGCCGGTCCATTTACTCGGGTGTAGCCCCGCGCTTAGGTCATCGACGCCTACAACATCATACCCAAGAACCAATAACCGCTTGGCAAAGTTCCGACCTACAAAGCCTCCCGATCCGGTAATGAGCACCCTCATTTCTTGTCCTCGAACGATAAATGCCAATGAAGTTGGTCAGCCCGGCTCGGCGGCCACAAGTGAATGGCGTTGCCCTTGGTCACACAGTAGTATTTTGGGAAAGACGCCTCCGTAAGCCGCTCATTATTTTCTCGCCGCAGATCGTTCATCTCGGCTTCCGTGATGCGGAGCAACATGCGCTGGTGGTTAAAACCAGACATCCCAGGCCCCAAAGTCCTTTATCAACTCGGCAGCAAAACAATCGATCTTGAGATCGACACGCTCCCCGGCATGTTGCGCGATGATATTCTTAGCACGGCTCCTTACGCCATTTATACTGTGCGAAAGTTTTAGCAACGTATCTTGTTCTGAGCCGCCTTCTCTGGCCTTCGATTCATTTAGCCATATCGTTCGGTTGGCCAGCATCAGCATCAACGCCGCAGTAATATCTTCGGAATTGAATACGAAGTTCTTCTGCTTAAGAACCACGTCGATGTCGTGCTCTATCAACCTGCGCTCATCCAGATAAGACGTGCGGTGCTGTTGTATGAATATCGACTTGAGCAAGACGATGCTCAACCGATCTATCAAATCGGCCAAGGTCGGCAAATAATGCCGCTGCTCTGGAATATCGGGGCCGTGTTCATCGCCCATTATTTTACTTTCGCCAATGTACGCATATCTTCAAGATGATACCGAACGGCTTTTAACTCGTCCGTATGACCTTCCAGACCCTTTGGTTTGATGCCAATTTCCCATGCAGCATCAGACATTGCTTGAAGAATTTGTCGAACATTAGAATCTGGATGTGATCCGTCATCCATGAAAGATTCGTTTTGCGGAACCGACTCGTATTTATTCAACGTATGTAGCGTAGGATTAAACAAAATAGTTCCGCTGCCGTCAGGGTTATCTCTCATAACGTACATGCGATACCCTATTTGGCCGAATCTAATAAGGCTATCTAGATGAACTCTCCAAGCCATTTTTACACCTTCTGGATATTCAAGTAG